AGGCTGACTTCGATCCGAGAATCAGGATCATCTGGCACCGCTGGCACGGCTCGACTTCGTGGCCAGCTAATCATGCGGGCGAGCAACAAGCTCAAGAGTTCAAGCGCAAGCTGCGTGAAGGACTCATCCAGAAAGGCATACCAGAGTAGGATTGACCCGTCATGGCGATCACCAACGGGTACTGCACGCTCGCAGAAGTCAAGGCTGCTCTCCGCATCGGCACCGCCGACACAGCAGACGATGTGCTGCTGGAGAACTGTGTCGGTGCCGCATCACGCCTCATCGACGGCTACTGCAACCGCCAATTCTGGGCTGCCTCGTCAGCAACGCCTCGCGTGTTCCAAGCCAACAACGAATACTGGACAGACTGCGACGACTTCTACACCACCGACAGTTTCGTGCTGAAGACTTCCTCGTTCGCAGATGGCAACTTCGATACGACTTGGCAGACGAGCGACTACCAACTTGAACCGCTCAACGGTGTGCTTGATGGACTCACATGGTCATACGACAAGATTCGTGCTGTCGGCGACTATCTGTTCCCGACCGTGAACGCCAACTACGGTGAGCAGGCGCTCGTGCAGGTGACGGCCAAGTGGGGTTGGGCGAGCGTGCCTGAGCCGGTGAAGCAGGCGTGCATCATCCAGTCGTCACGCATCTTCAAGCGTTACGATTCGCCGCTCGGCGTTGCTGGCTTCGGCGATCTCGGCGCTATCCGCGTCTCTCGATTCCTCGACCCTGACATGGCTCAGCTTGTCGAGCCGTATCGACGTATGCGGATGTTCGCCTAATGCCAGCCACAATCAGCCAAGTCAAAGACGGCCTCAAAACGGCCATCAACACTGTCTCAGGTCTGCGAGCGTTTGACTATCAGCCCGACCAGGTGAACCCGCCATTCGCATTCCCAACGCTCGACACCGTCACGTTCCACGAGACCGGTATGGCTTCTGGTGGCGTCGTCATGAACTTCACCATCACGCTCATCGTCAGTCGATCATCGGAACGCACGGCCCAAGACCAGCTCGACCAATACATGAACTGGGACGGAGCAAAGTCGCTTCGCGCCGCCATCGAAGCAGACCGCACCCTCGGCGGAGTCTGCGACGACCTCATCGTCACCAACGCCGAGAACCTCACGAACATCGACGCCAACGACACGCTGTATCTGGCAGTCGATTTCAAGGTCACGGTGTACGCTTAGAACATGGCGAAATACCTCGTCTCCGGACCCTTCCCCGTTACTGGCGTTCAGCCGGGCGGCTTTGTGGACGGAAGCGGAATCGACAATGTAGAGTTGTTGATTGCGGCAGGCATCATCACGCCCGTCAAAGAATCAAAAAAAACCTCAACAGCCGATAAGGCAGGAGACAAATAGTCATGGCAAAGCTGGTCCTCAAAGACGCGAACATCGTGTTCAACGGCACCGACATCTCGGCCAACGTCGCATCAGTATCGCTCTCGACGACCGCTGCCGAAGTGGCAACCACCGCATTCGGATCGAGCGCAGTCACCCGCGTCTCTGGCCTCATCGACAACTCGGTGACGTTCAGCATCCACAACGACTACAACGCCATCGACGGAATCTTCTTCCCGCTCGTCGGCTCGACCGCAGTCACCTGCGTCATCAAGCCGAACGGCACCGCGGCAGCTTCCTCGGCGAACCCGTCGTACACCTTCTCGGTTCTCGTGACCGAGTGGACTCCGGTCAACGGTGCGGTCGGCGAACTCGCCACCGCCGATGTGACGTTCCCAATCTCGGGTGCGATCACCAAGTCCGTCGGAGCCTGATTCCAACACACCTAACCTGCGGAGGTAGACAATGAAACTCGGGTTGACCGTACACGGCACCGACGGCAAGAAACGACTCGCAGTCGTAGCATTCGCCGACTTCGTCAAATACGAAGAAATCCACGACAAGTCGATGGCGAAGGTCGAAGCAGAGATGAAAGTGCGCGACCTCGCCTGGCTGGCGTGGCATTGCGAACGACGCAACAAAGTCACCGCACTCGAGTTCGATGCTTGGCTCGACACCGTTGAAGAGATTTCTGCTGGCGAAGGCGAGGACAAGATTCTCCCTTTGGAGAGCAGTCAGCCCACTGGCTGATCGCCTATTTGGCGGTCGAGACGGGCATCGCCCCGTCAGTGTTGCTGGCGGAATCTCCACGAATGCTCTACACGATGACCGCGTATCTACGTTGGCGTGCAGTGAAGCAGAACCCGAACACGCCCTACAATCGGTAACATGCCTGAAGTTCAAGCGATAGGTCGAGCCGGTGCGGTCACGATTGCTGCACCTGAACTGTTCAACTTCTTGCGTATCGCCTCGCAGGCGTATCCAGATTTCAACCGCGAGATGCGCAAGGCCGCCGAAGAAGTCGCCCAGGTCGTCGTTGATAGCGCCAAGGTCAATGCAGCCGGGCAACCCAAGCACGGCCCGACCGTCAGAGGCTCGTCAGGAATGTCGCAGGCTCAAGCCGTCGTCAACAAACTGCGTGCTAGACGCGACCGCATCCCCACTATCAAGCTCGACCACAACGCACCATTCGTTTCAGCTTCACGCCCGAACCGAAAACGAAAAACGAAGGCTCGAGCCGGTGACGTGTTCTATGGTGCCGAGTTCGGTGGCCGTCGACGTCCCACCACGATGCAGTTCTTACGCCATCGTGGACGGCAGGGTTATTTCTTCTGGCAAGCAGTCAGGGATAACAAATCCTTCATCGCCAAGGAGTATTCCGACAAGATTGACCTCGTCCTGAAGAAGCTTGCTGCGGAGGCTAGCTGACGCTAGGGTGAACATAGGAGGCCCGCCATGCCTGCGAAAACGATGATTCATGCCGTCAAGTTTCGTGACGTCAAATCCAACCAGCCGCAGAAGTTCGCCATCTCTTGGCAAGGTTTGAGCAGCCTGCTTCAGATCAGCAAGGTGACGACCGACAAGACCGACCGCGAACTCTGGTCGCCAGTCACCTACTTCCACGGCACGACCCGAGGCAACCGCAACGTCGAGTACGTCACCTGCCTCGTCGTCGACATGGACGGCGAAGCATTCGACCACGCACGACTCGACGGCCTTGAATACGTCGCCTACACCACTTGGTCGCATACGCCAGAAGACCAGCACTGGCATCTCGTTTTGCCGCTCGCCTATCCGGTGCCTGCCGAGCGTTGGCATGAAGTCTGGACTCGCCTACATGAACGCATCAACGTGGTCGGCGACCCGCAGACCAAAGACCCTGCACGCATCTTCTACCGCCCGCAACACAAGACGCTTACGACTCCCGACATCAAGATTGGGTTCGGCGAGTTCATCGACCCGCAGCTCGAGGAACGGTTCATTGCTCGCCCGGTGGTGCGTCGCAACCCGCGTACGTGGGAATCAAAGAAGAAGCGGTATTGGGAAGATGAAGCGTGGTGGAACGAGCCGCAGGACTTGTCGCGATTTGATGGGATGACGAAGCCGCAGATTGCTGCGGCGTTGCGCACGGAGTTCGCTGAACTGCGAAAGACGCTCAATCTGGACTGAGTAGAATCGGCAGTCATGGCCGTGACCCGTGACTTCATTGTCAAGCTCATCGCTGACCCCAAAGAGCTGCTCAAAGGGTTCAACGAGATTGGCGATCGCGCCAAGTCAATCTTCGGTGGTGCCGAAGCAGACATGCAGAAGCTCGTGCCGAGCATCGCTGCGGTCACGGCTGCGTCGGCTGCGGCGTTCGCCGGGCTGGCTGCGTTCGCCACGAAGGCAACGCAGGCCGCCATCGAAGACCAGGCTGAACAAGAACGGCTCGCTCAGACGCTCCAGAAGGTCGTGGGCGCAACAGATGAGGCGGTGGCTTCGACAGAGAAGTTCATCGCTGGGCTGGCGAAGACGACCACGTTCTCTGACAGCCAACTCCGCCCGGCATTGTCGTCGCTCGTCGTTGCGACTGGTGACCTAACTCGAGCGCAAGACCTGCTCACGGTCGCCCAGGACATCTCCGTAGCCACAGGGACCGACCTCCAGCAGACCAGTGACGCGCTGGCCCGCGCCGCAAATGGCAACATGAAGGCATTGCAGGCGTTGAGCCCGACGCTGCGAGACAACATCAAGGAAGGTCAATCCTTCGATCAGGTGTTGCGAGAGCTGCAAGCGAACTTCGGCGGTGCTGCACAAGCGGCGGGTCAGACGCTGTCTGGTCAGATGACCATCCTGCGTAACCGATTTGATGAAGTTGTTGAGTCAATCGGTGCGGCATTCTTGCCAATCCTTGAAGAGCTTGTCGTGGCATTGGGATTCGTGGCCACATTCGTTGAGAACAACACGACACTCGTCATCTTTCTGACCTCATCGCTGCTGGCAATGACGGGAGTCATCACCGCAGTGGTCGCAGTCTGGGGTGCATACAAGGGAGCGTTGGCGTTGGCTTCGGCAGCGAATGCTGTTTTCGGTGCGAGCCTGACGGCCACAGGAATCGGCGCAATCATCGTCCTGATTGGTCTGCTGGTCGGCGCGTTCGTCACGCTCGTCGCCAAAACAGGCAGCGTCTCCAACGCATTCAAGACGATGGGCAACTTCCTGATTATGGTCTGGGAGCAGGCGACGAACAACATCCTGATTGGCGTCAACTTCGTCATCGATGCGCTCAACCTCATCACGAGTCCGCTGCGGAAGATTGGCATCGACATCGGCACCATCGACAAGATCGCCCCGGTGGCGTTCGGTCGCATGGAACTCTCCGCCAAGGATGCCGCCGACGGAGTCGACCAGATTCGAGTCCGCCTCGAGCAGACCTCTGGCGTCCTGCAACGATTCGTCTCGGGTGTGCAAGCAGAGAACCGTGCCCGTATGGCATCGCAAGATGCGCTCGACAAATACAACGAATCGGTAAGGAAGCAAATCTCTGCCGGTTCGGGTGCAGCCGAAAAGACCAAGACCGCAGCCGAGAAGTTGAAGGAATACACGCAAGTGTTGAAGTCAGCGCAGCAGGCATCCAAGGCGTTCGGTGACGCTCAGAAGCGCACGAGCCGTGCTCAGCAGTCTGTGGCCGAAGCGGACAAGGCTGTCGCCGATGCCCAGGCTGCGTTGTTGAAGGCTCAGCAGGCTGGTTCACCGGCAGAGATTGCTGACGCCCAGCGGGCTGTGGCTGCGGCTGAGCGTGGTCTTGCCAGGGCGAAGTTCGGTCAAGAAGAAGCAATCATGGCGGTGCGTGACGCTGAACGCAAGCTCGCCGATGTTCGCCAAGACCCGACGTCGACACCCGATGCAATTCGTCGTGCCGAGATTGACTTGGCTGAAGCGAAGTTCGCTGTCGCCGACGCCGAAGACAACCAGATCGATGTCGCCAACAAACTCAACGAGGCTCGCCGACAGTTGCGTATCGCCACTACAGGTCTTGCCGAGGGCGATCGCGAACTCGTGCCGTTGCAGGATGCGGTCACCAAGGCACAGGAGCGTCAGCGTGAGGCTGCCGACGCCTACACCGAAGCACTGGAGAATCAGGCAGAGGCGCTCGAGAACTACAAGACCGCGTTGCAAGAATTGGCAGATGTCGCCAAGAACTTCCCGAAGATTGCGGCCAACGTCGGCCAGCCGGGGCTCATCCCGACTGTCCCGACTCCTGCTGCGTCAGGCATGATGCAGATGCCAGAGACAAGCCAGCAGGCTCCAATCATCGTGAACGTGACGGCTGGTATCGGCGGGAACGCCTACCAGGTCGGCAAGGAAATCATCGAGGTGCTGGATCAATACACGTCGGTGGCTGGTCCGCTCGACACCTTGATGCGCGTGGCCTGACATGGCCAAGACGATGCCGTGGGGTGAAACCCTCAAGGTGCTGCTCGACGCAGGATTCGTGCAAGATGCGTTCACGCTGGACTCATCGACGCTGAACGGCGGCGACACACTTGATGGCTCCACCGACTTCGTCGACGTCACCGAGTACGTCCTGTCGGTCGGCATCACCCGCGGACGTACCGACCAGCTCCGCTCACAGTTTCAGCCGGGCGTCTGCCAGATCGTGCTCGATGACCGAGCCTCGGGCCGCGCATTTGACCCAGCCAACACCGCCTCGCCGTACTACCAAGGCGACCTCGGCATCGCCCCACGCCGCTTCGTTCAGGTCTATGCAGGCACGGCTGGTGACGAGCCACTCTTCGTCGGACGAGTTCAAGACCTGGACATCGAATACGAACAACCCGACCTCTCCACCTGCACCATCGTCGGCGTCGACGACCTCTCCAGCTTCGCCAAGACAACGCTGCTGGCCTTCACTCCACCACAAGAACTCACCTCCGCCCGCGTCACCCGCATCCTCGACCGACCCGAGGTCGCCTACTCCACCGCCACCCGCAACATCTCCACTGGTGTCGCCACGCTCGGCACGTTCGCCTACGCCGACGGCGACAGCGTCGCAGGAGCACTACAAGAAGTCGCCGAATCGGAAGATGGCCGCTTCTTCATCGCACGAAACGGTAACGCAACCTTCCAACCACGAGTCGATTTCACCTTCTCCACCGCCATCGCCACCTTCTCCGACGGCGGCACCGCCATCCCATACCAGTCACTCGACGTTCTCTACGGTGCCGAAACCCTCTACAACTCGGTCACCGTCACCACGCAGGGCAACGCACTCGGTACCGCATCCGACTCCGCATCCATCACTCAATACGGCATCACGAACTACAGCTTGAATGACCTGCCTCTCGCCGACGCCACCCAGGCTGCGACCCTCGCC